CTTTAAGATTTTTAATTTCTTTTTGAGTTCTGGAATTCTCATACATTCGTGAGATTTATTAATTTTAAATATAATATCTGGGTGTTTTTTCAAGAGTTTTTCGGCATTTTCGATTATTTTACCGAGTTCACAAATTTTCAATTCACGAATTCTTTGTGCCCATGCTTTAATATCAATTTCTTTTTTACTCATAATTTATATGAATTAATTAAAATTAATTTTAATGTTTATTTTATTTTTGATGCATAAATAAGTATAGCGTCATTAAGTTCCCTACATATAGCAATAGTTGTTTTTCCTTCAATATGACTTTTTTCTCCATCATGAAAATCTGACCATTTACACACGACATAATCATCTAAACGAATATCCAAAAATGTTTTATTTAATAAAGTTTTAAACCAATCTTTTGCTTTTACAATGGCAACTATATTAATATCATCTATTTTTTTCTGTACTATTATTTCCATTATTTTTTCTTTTCATGTTATACGAAATTTATTAAAAAAAAGGGGGGAAATCCCCCCCTTTTTCATTTTTAACCCACTGGTTGTCCAACAAAAGCATTAACAATTTCAATTATCATCTTAAAGAACATAATAATTATTCGTGTTGTCATTATCATTGCTAATAACCCCATTATCCCTATCCCTAATGCAGCAGCATTGGGTTCAATCTGCTTTACTTTTTCCATCAGGATATTCCAAAGTTGTTTCATAATTATTTCTTTGGAATATTAGTATTACTATTCATTTTTGCCTGAACATCCATCAACATATTCAAACCAACAGCATCCATTGGATTTACACTTGAACCACCTGAACTACCAATTACCATTATATTTGGAACAAATGCACCCGGTTTTGCTTTTGCAAATTCTGCTGCAATACCGACTTGGGTTTTATAATTCCATTCCACTCTTTCCTGTGGAGTAAGACCCGCCTTAACTTTCAGACGAGCAGCCTCGGCTTCACCTTGACCAATAAAAATCTTAGCTTTACGGTTTTCGTCTTCTTTTTTAGCATTAAGTTCAGCAATTGGTGTTGAAAATTGTATATCCTTTGACATCATGAGAGTCATCATTATCTTTGTTTCATCCTCAGTCATTGGAGTTCGTGGATTATGTTTCTCAAATGCTTCAATTAATTTTTTCTTATTCATATCAATTGTTTTTTTGATTATACGAAACTTATTTAAAAATGTTACAAAATTTACAAACAATCTTCAAATACTTCAGCAGATACTTCATCCAAATCTTTAAGTCTGAGTTCATCATCATCAACACTAAACTCATAATTGAAAGTACTACCATCCAATCTAACAGCGTCTTGATGTTCTATGATGTATATTACGATTCCCCTCTTGGTCTTTTTCACCAATTTTTTAATAAAGTCATAATTATTATTAACTTTGTAAGAATTAACACTAACCATTATAACATTCTTTGGTTTTGATAGTTCCAGAACTGGTGCGTTTTTTTGAAGACGACCATCTTTTTTTATTGGAAGCATCACAACATAAGATGGGTCGATTATATTTGCGTCAATATCATAACTGAATGCTGGGGTGAAAACAAATCTGACTTTATTTAAATTAATACCATTAAGTAAAAGCAAGTCTTTATTCTTTTTAATTAAAAGTTTGAAATCTTGTTTCATCTCACCATACACACCACCAATACTATGAGGGGTATATCCAAAATGTGTTTTTCTTTTTAATGAACCAAAAATTTTCTTGAAGAAATTTTTCATGATTTTATTTTATGAGGTTAATAAACCAATCATAGTTTTCTTGTTCCTTATCACCAGTTCTGTTATCACATTTATAAAACTTTACATAAAGGTCTAATGCATCTACAAGTAATAGTTCCTCTATTAATTTGTTAGCACGTCTCTCTGCTTTATACCAATTACCACGTCTGCCACCAACTGACCACGAATTGTACGCATCATCATGATATTTAATTACTACCAATACTTTGGTATTATGACAATATTTTTCTGCAAATCCTTCTGCAATACTACCATGGTGGTTAGCACCAGATTTAGGTTTGTTGCGATCAACTTTATGTTTAAAAGTATCGTGTACCAGTGCAATGAGTCTTAAATCATTCCTGTCAGTATCTTCACCATAAAATTTATCTATGTTAGCCAATACCTCTTTTATATGTAGAATTATTTTTCCTTCTGGATGACCATTACGAATACGACCATAGTCAACACCTTCGATAAATTCTGAAGTAGCAATTATTGCTTCTTCGATTCCATTTTCTGGTTTAACAATTGTTTTTATTTCTTGTTTATTCATTTTTTTATTTTATAATTATAATTTTATATTAAATCTGTTTTTCATTTTCATTATTGTTTCATCTGGAACATTATGTATGTTTTTTGTTTCTATTCTATTTTCAACAATAACTGAGAATACCTGATAACCAAACTGTCTTGCCAAATCATAATACGGTTGCATTTCTCTCACAGTTGTGTTAGTATTTGCAATAACGATTCGATCAACACGCTTCTTCATAAAGCGTCTGCATTTACGCTGACACCAGTCATGCGCTTTACCAATATCTTTTGCAACCCATTTATATTCACCATTGTGTATAAAATAGTCATCAGCACAACATACTGCCTTACCAAGTAAATTGGCAAAGGTTGTTTTTCCACATCCTGATTCATTTAGGGAATCCCTCTCACAATGACCATGCATTTTGAGAAGGATTCCTTTATATTTTCCTTTCTTTTCATTATATTATTTTTTACAATTATACGAAAATTAATTTAATTATATTATTTAATATTTTACTTCTTTAAAATAAATTCTTTTTGGAAACTTACCAAGTACATGAAGTGTTACATTACATAACCAAACTTTTTGTTTGATATTACTTCCTTCAAATTTCTTTAAACGATAAGTTGCACCATTAAATAAAGATTTTCTCTTGAAATGCAAAATTTCTGCATCTTCGATTTCAGTTTCTGAGAAATATAGATATACTTCATTTCTACTTTTTGCAATCATATCCAATAAATCATCAGCACCTGCAACCATTTGCAACGCAGACTTTCTACCAGTCCAATTTAGTATATCAACATACCATCTCTTAGATTTTTCTTTATAAAATCTTAATATTTCCATCACTATTTTTCCATATTTCTTATTATACGAATTATAATAAAAAATGTTACAATTCTTTTTTATATTCGTTTCTTATATACATTAATGCTTTACCTAAAAGGTTCATTCCTTGCCATTTATGTTCATCAAGACAATTATCATCATTCATATCAAGACCAATACCCCAGATTTTATCATAAGGACTGGCTTCAACAAGTGTCCTGTCACCAATCGATAACAACACATCTTTAAGTGCTTCATTTTGACTGTATTTACAAAGATTAACAGCAACCATACAGGTATATGAATTTATCATCCAAGACTCAGCATTGAAGTTTCTTATTCTTCTCCCAAGTTTCTTGTTTTCTCTGGGATTAGGTGTTCTTAGAATTAGGTCAGCAATTTCAAAATCATTAAAATGTTTGGCTTTTTCCCACATGAATGCCTGTTCAGTATTACAGAAATCATGTCCTTGATAAGTAAAATGACAACCATACCAATTACTGAAAATTGATCCCCAAAAAAATACATACTTATCTGTTATTCTACAATCTTTGATTTTCATCTTAATCTAATTTAGTTGTTAATAACAATACGAAATATTTTTATATAATTACAATTTTAGCCAAAAATATAATAATTAATTGAATTATCAAAATTAATTCAGTATTTATGTATATATAATATTAATACAATGAATAAGGAAATAAAAAAATTGTATTCAATTAGAATACACCCAGAACAATTAAAATATTTACGTGATATGGCTGATAAAAATTTTACAACCGTTACACAATATATAATAGACTTAATAAGTAAAGATATGAAAAATAATTTAGATGATAAATAAAATTTGTGGAATATATAAAATAACGTCTCCAAGTAATAAAATTTATATTGGTCAATCAAAAGATATAAATCGAAGAATAAATGGTTATAAAAAATGTTTTGGAAAAACACAACCAAAGTTATATTATTCTATAATGAAATATGGGTGGGATGGTCATAATTTTGAAGTTATTCATAAGTGTAAAGAATTTGAATTAAATTATTTAGAAAAGCATTATATTAAATTATATAATAGTTTTGATACAAAATATGGAATGAACCTAACCACAGGTGGGGAAGGTCATATTTTTTCTAAAGAAAGTAGAGAAAAAATGAGTTATAATGCTAAAATTAGAACATATTCTGATATTACCAGACAAAAATTAAGTAATTCACTTACTGGTATTAAACGTTCAAAAGAGACTATCAATAAAATGCGTAAATGTAAAACTGGTTTAACACACACCGAGGAATCTAAACAAAAAATACGTGATAAAAAGTGTGGTACTTATGAAATATATGATCAAAATAATAAATTAATACATAAATTTCATTCCAATGTAAAAAAAGAATTTAAGAAATTAAATTTACCTGAACATCGTTTTTGTAATACATATAAATATAATACTAAAATAAAGAATGGTATTTATGAAGGATGGTATGTAATTAAATTATAATTAATCAATCCTATTACACAAAATTGTTGCAGTTGATATTGGTCGTGTAAGTGATGTGTAAAATAATTGATTCTTTTCTTTTAACACCCAATTTTTTTCTATATCACTTAAAATTATTCCAACATGCTTGTATGTTGAACCCTGTACTTTATGACAAGTTAAAAAATATCCATAATCAATATCTTTAATAATAATATCACGACTACTTCTATATAAACCATTTTGATATTTATCAATAGTTTTCATGAGTAAATTAGAACGCCTAAATTCATAATACTTTTTCCAATTTTTCTTATTTGATATACCCATATCACGGAAAAAATCATGCATTTGCGCATAAAGATGAAGGTTATCATGATTTTTGGTGTCTATGATAAAAATATCTTGAAATTTAAACTTTCCATTATATAAACTTTCTCTTAATTTTACACGATAACCCATAATACCATAACCATTTTCTTCTTCTTTAGATTTTTCAAGTACTCGATAATCTGATGAGTTTTGAATGATAACCGACCTTTGTCCCTCATTCATAATGGTTCGATATCCAGTTACGACATCATTAATTTCAACAATATCGCTATCCTTACCGAAAATTGATGTTCTAATAATATTATTTGATTGTATAACGGTATTATTTTTCCAAGCAATCCCTCTACAATAATCAATACTTTTATTGAATTCATCAGACATAAATTTATCTAAAATGATTTTACGAAATTCTCTTTTTTCTGTGGTGAATGTAATTCCATCACCTAAATCGTTTATATTTGTTTTTCTTTCAAAAGATTCATGAATTGCTGTCAAATTATTTCTAACATTATCGGCAATCAATAGTATTGGATTGGTGTCCTCTTGTCTTTCTATTTTTGTCAGAAAATGTTTTTCTATATCGATTTGAAAAAAAACAACACTTTCTTTTTCGTTCACAGGAGGTATTTGGCAATTATCTCCAAGAAATAATACTTTTGTTTTAGTATTTTCGGTTTTTTCTTTAATTAATTTGAATAAATCAGCGTTTATCATTGAGGCTTCATCCACAATTATAAGGGAATAGTTATTGATTCTAGGTAACGCTATTGGGTTAAAAATGGGAGAATTCGGGTTAAAGTCCGAGATGTCTACATCAGGACGAAGTCCAATAAGAGAATGAAGTGTTTGACCTTCTTTATTTGTTATATTAGAAATTACACTAACTGCCTTATGAGTAGGTGCACTCACCACAACACCACGATGGTAGTTATCCAATACTTTCTTAATTATAGTACTCTTTCCAGAACCCGCAGGTCCTGTTAACGTAAAGAAAGTTTGACCATTTTTTAGCCAATGATTTATTTTCTTCAATCCGTCAAACTGTTCGGTATTGAATGTTATTATCTTTCCGTTAAGAAGTTTTAATTGGTTTTCATTCATTTATTTGAGATTCTTAATAATTTCACAAAGTTTTTCAAGAATTTCACCATCATATATTTTTCCAGCATCTTCTTCGTTGAAAAATTCGACACTATATTGATTCTTTTCAATACATTCGATATCGGCACACGTTATAAGAATTGCTCTTTTGTTCTTCAAATTAAAAACAAAATATTGAAATGGTTTGTCTTCACTTTCTTCTGCATTAACCTTTTCTTTCTCAAAATCCAAAGAAAGTAATAATTTTTCTGTAATTTTTTTCATTTTTATTTAATTTTTTCTAAATGTAAATCCTAATTTATTATTTTTATATTTTCTAACCAAAACTTCTTCAACAACGTTTATGTTAATGAAATTAATTGAATTTCCACAAATATAAACTTTTTTATCGTTATGAGCATAATTATCGTCCATTATTGTTGTTGTGGAAGTTTTATCATTATTAGGTTCTTGAACATGTTGCCATACACCATCCAATTCAACATTTTTATATCAATTTCTAATACAGAATATTTTGTTGAATCACTCATCAATACATTCCCAAATTTTCTAAAATCAAGATATGAATCATCATCATAATAATCAAGATTATTCTTTTAATTTCAAGTTCTCTTTTGTTTAAAAATTTTATTTCTGGGATGTATAAACATTCTACAATATATCATATCACGTATATATTTATCATTTTTATATGTTTCAGCATCCCACAAATAAATGCAATATCTATGCATTAAATATGATTGAAATTTCTCCCAATGCCCATTATGTTCAATATATGAAGGTAATAATCCATTTTTAATAATAGAATTAATGTTCTTACTATTAGTTAGGTGTAATAGTTTCATTATTTATCTTTTTCAATTTCTTATAAAATTTTTATTGAAATATTCCAATGCCATATTTATTCTTTCATCATGATTAAATGCCCATTCCCTATCTATATTATAAAATTTCATAATTGATAACCACTCTACTAACTGTGTTTCACTATCAATATGTTTCTCAATTTCTTTTGGGAAAAAATCGGGTTCTTTTGTAAAATCATATGCCATAACATATGTTAATGAAATATTTTGATTCTTATCTTTTGTTGGGTCTGATTGCACAAAGAATGGTTGTTCTTGATTATCAAAAATTAGAAAAGGTTTATAATCTGGAAGATACATACTGGTTTCTTCATAAACTTCTCTGGTCATACCATCAAAACCATTTTCATTAAAATCAAGATATCCACTTGGCGCACCGAATTTATTAGGTTCTTCTCGCATTTTCTTTGAACGTTTAATAACAAGTACACAAGTTCCATTAGTTGTACCAAAAGCAAAAATAATTCCTACAACAGCAGGTGCTCTACTTATCCAGATATCCTGATGCACTTTAACACCTGTTCCACTGTCATAATGATGAATAAGATGTGGATTGGGTTTATTATTAAATTTCGGTTTTGTCATTTCTTTTTTCTTTTAGCATCTTCCAAAATTAATTAAATTTATTAACTATCCAAACATATTAATAATAAAAATAACAAACTAATTTAAATTTTCATGTATTTATATTTAAATAATCGCATGAATAAAATAATTGGTATATATAAAATCACAAACCCAAAAAACAAAATCTATATTGGACAATCAATTAATATATTACGTAGAAAATACCAATACTCGAAAAAACAGTGTAAAAGGCAATATAAAATATATAATTCGATAAACAAATATGGGTGGAAAAACCATAAATTTGAAATATTGTATGAATGTAATATTAATGAATTAAACACATTAGAAGAATCATACATAAAAAAATTTAATTCTTTTAGTACATCACATGGATTAAATTTAACAAGTGGTGGTGATAGTCGAAAACATACAAAAGAAACTTTATTAAAGGCATCAAATAGAATGATAGGTAATAAAATTTGGTTAGGAAAACATCATACAAATGAAAGTAAACAAAAAATTTCTAAATCAAATATGAATCGTAAATTTAGTATTGATACTCGAAAAAAAATGAGTGATTCAGCAAAAAACAAAATTGTGTCATTAAAAACAAGAAAAAAAATGTCCATTAATAGAAAAGGAAAAAAAATATCAAAATCACAAATAGATAAAATGTTAACAACTAAATTAAAAAAATATGGTTCAATAATTTATAATTTGAAATCAAAACCCAATTCATATGAAATATATGATAATAATAATATGTTACAACATAAATTCACACATAATTTTAAAATAAAAATTAAAGAACTAAACTTACCTTATGATGGTTTAATTGCCACAATAAAGAATAATAATAGAATGATTAGAGGTAAATATAAAGGATGGTATGCAATAAAATTATGATTTATTATTTTGTAATTTAATTATTTTATTTTTTAAATTTAATATCCTCATTGCACCAAGCCTAGCAATTTTAAATTGTTCTCCAGTTGTTAATTTTCTACTATCTTTCCGTATTTTTGCTTTCCTATATATTGAAGCACGTGCGATATTACGTGGATTATCGTTTACATGATAACATATAATTATTCCTGCATCTTTAGGTATTAATGGGATTGATTTCTTCAATAATTCTTTAGGTACAGCATAATACATTTTAGTGATTCTTGATGATTCATGATTATGATCTTTTTTAAAATCTGCTTTTAAATCACTTATTGATCTTTTAATTTCAACTTCAATTGCTAGACCAGATTTTCGCATCACGAATAAATCAATTTCATGTATTCCATTAAAACCCCAAGAGATATTAGGTACAATTATGTTTTGTCGAATATTAAACATTTTCATTATACTCGTCTCCATCTCAATCAAGGACATGACCTTACGTTTAGTTTTCGGTTTTTTTCGGACACTCATTTTTCCTATTATAATATGTTATTTTGTAAGACAGTCCAGTAATGTTTAAAGTCTTCAGGAATATGTCAAGAAATATTATTATCAATACCGATAACACCATCCATACTTACTGCTACAATCATTACTAACTTCATTTATCTAATTAAGATACGAAATAGATGCCATTTTCACCAATACCAATAATGTCTAATCCTATACAAATAGCAAATGTTGCAAATAGTAACACAAAAAATATTATCGTGTATTCAATTTTATCAAGTTTAGTTATTTTTTTCATAAATTTAATTTTCATAATTTTTCTAATTCGTTCTTATTTTCATCATCAAACACAGATACATAGAATTTTCTCAATGTTTTAATTTTTAATGTATTTTGTGTTTTATTTCGTAAATATTTCTTATATTTATTTCTAAAAAAACAAATTGATTCTGCATAACAACCATCAAAAACTTGAACGGCTTCTCGTTTCCAAGAGTTTCTTTTATTTCCTTTTGGATCACTAATCATTTCAGCAAGGTAATTTAATGCAACTTTAAGAATATCTGTTTTTGAAAAATATTTGACTTTGAATTTATTCCATTCATGACTACATACAGTACAATAATTAACTGCCTTAGTTTCAATATTAATAGAACCTTTCACAGAACCAAACCCCAAATAGAAATCACCACCTACTTTTCCCGTTCCTTCAATACTTCTAATTTTATCAACAATTTTATCTTGTTTTGCCCTACATCTCGGACATCTATTATCATGTGCTTTTTGATTTTCTTTATGTTCTTTAAATTCTTGTTGTGCAACTTCATCACACTTATTTATTATACATTCAAAATCAACAGCAAGAATTTTTTTATGCCGTATAGATAGAAAATATAATAATTTGCGTAAATTCATTATGCTAATTTTTTGTCTTTCGTTAATTCACGTAAAAATACGTTCTTTATCCCACCCATGAATCGCACCCATTCTTTATATTCATCAGAATATGTCTCAATCACTTTTTCCTCACCCATCACTATTAACCTAACATTGAACTCTGAGTCTTCACTTTTGGTATTGGTAAGCCAGTCAATGAAATTAGGAAAATCTTCTCTATTAAATACTTGTTCATTGCAAAGAAAACATAGTGCTGATAAACCATTATTCATGTCAGGTTCAATGAAATATGAGAACTGAATATCGTTTTTTTGTAAGTCATCGGCAATCTGATTCATAGTACCCTCAACCTTACCTTCGAAATCTCTGGTTTCGTTCATAGTTCCACCATTCAGAATAATCCATGTTTCATGATTATCAACAAAATCCCATACCTCTGGATTTTCTGCTGAAAACAGTCTTGCGTAACGCAAACAACTATGCCCAGCTTGTATACCCTTAGCGATTTCTGAAATATTATAAGGGACAAAAAAGTACATCCTAACTTCTGGTG